GGCGTTCTGCCCCGGCACCCTTAATAGGTTCGTGATAAACGGTCATTTCAGCCTCCGATTGCTTTGTTGATAAGCGCAATAATGGTCGCGGTCATAGCTGCAGTTAGTAGTCCGAGCAACATGGCATAACCTTCAATCTTGCGAACTCGTCGTTCAAGTTCTGCGTAGTTCTTGACGGTCGCCTTGATTTCGGCTATGTCCTCTACGATACGCATTAGCAAGTCTGATTGTGTTGGTCTCTCGGCACTCATCAGTCTGTCTCTGCCTCGGTCTGTGACTCTAGCCAGGCTGCGTATTCCTGGTTCTCTGGGTCAGCAGGGAATGACTTAAACGCGCCGTCGCCTAGGTCGACAATAATGTGCTTTTGGCCGGCGATTTCGATTTCTTCAAATGTCATTTTCTTCTCCTAGAACTCTGCGTTAATTTCAAAATAAGCAGAGGTTGAGTTGTTGGCTCGCAAGCAATATGATCGGAACTGCGTGAGACCGCTTGCAGTCGCGTTGACTGTAACCAAATTGCGGTTCGTGTTTGCGTCTAATGTGACTGAGGAGACCGTGATGTTTGTTGGGCCATCCGAAAGGCTAAGATTTGCTCCGCCAATGGATGTAGGGATAACTCGCATGGTTACGAGCAGAGGAATGTTGATTAGAGCATTTGTTATTGAACTGGCAACTCCGAAAACTGACAAAAAGTTGTAAGCGGTAAATGCGGTTGTTCGCAAGTAGTAACGTTGACAGGCTGCTAATTCGCCCTGCTTAGTTCCTGTAGAGGTAGCGAACTGTGTAGCAACTGAACCGGCCTCCAACTGAACGCCCCAGACGTCGAATGTAATGTCCTGCTGGCCAAGTGTTCCGGTGCGAGCGTCAAAGGAAGAACCTGCTGACAACCAAAACCGAATGTCGGCATAAGAGCCGCCACCAATAGTTTTGCCTGTCATGCTAGGCACGGTGAAAGTGTGGGTGTAGCGAGTCCAAGAAGTCGTCAAGGCTTGCTTTGCTACGAAAGTATTCACGTTAGTTGAACCGCCAGACCCAAAGACCTGCTGTAGTTCAATGGCGATAGACTTGGCCGAGTCTGCCTTTGCCCAATAACTAAAAGTTACTGTCTGACCGGCAAATACGCGTACATCTTCAATTCGCTGAATAAATTGAGTAAAGTTGCCGGCTCCTGCTACTGCTGTACTAGCCGAACGGTAGAAGGCCTCGGCTTCGTAACCAGATACCGGAGCAGAACCAGGTGTAAATGTTTGTCTGCTTTGAGTTCGTGTTTCCCCAGTCGCACTAATCTGCCAACGGTCGGCCAAGTAACCGCCGTCTGTGGTTGAGGTGCCACGCTGCCAGATACCAAAGTCGCCGTTAATAATCTTGTTCTTACCTGCTGAACCGTTAGGCAAGAATGTGCCATAGTTGGCTGCGTCAATCTGTGCGACCCAAGCCGAGCCGGTGTACGAGTAAACGGTGTTGGTGTCGGCAAGGTAACTCTGCTGGCCCTCGGTAGGCGTAGGGAGCGCAGCTGTGCGAGCAGTAGCGTCCGCGTAAGTCTGAACCGCCTGGTCCATAAGATAGGTGTTCAGGTCGCTGGCCGGAAGCGGGAAGCCGTTGGCAAATGTTTTTCTAGGCATTGTTTAAAACTCTTTCCATAGTTCTAGTGTAGTAGTCCAGTTGTTAACGTCTATTGAATGACTTACTTTAACAATCGTGTAATAGTCGTCAATCAGTAGTGGTGAGCGCGTGTACTTCACGCCGACAAGATTGCCAGGAGTGAAGAACGCCGCGTTGGTGAGAGTCCCGAGACGGTCAATGGCCGGGGTTGATACTTGATTAACTAGTTTCGTAGGCGACTGAGCAAAGACTTCTTGCGCCCAGCTGCTAAGTTCATCTACGTCTGTGGTGTTGATTGAAGCGTCCAAAGCGAACACGCCATACAAGTCGATTGAGTCAGGGTCTGAGACCACAACGTACTGGGTGTCGTCGTTGCTGTTCTCAACACGAAGAGAGTTGAAGACCACGTCGGAGTCTGCGCGAACGCTTATATCGGACATACAAAGGTGGTAAGGCTCGCCATGGTTGTTGCCAATGGTGTAAGTTCCCTCTGGCGCGGTTGTCACAACTGAAGGTCGTGGAATGACAACAACTTCTTCGGACTTAGGGTCAACCCACATAACGCCAAGACCAGTCTCAAGAGCGTCGTTGATGTAAGTGTTTACGATTACGTCGGTCTTTGTGACTGCTGGCAGTTTGTGGTTTAGAGGTTGTGACTCTGGGTTCATAAAGTAGCCGGCTTGTTCAACAGCCAAAGTAATCGCTTCTAAAGGTGTGACTTCTGCGCCAAAGACTGTCGTGTCGTATTCGGCAATACGGGTATTCATGATTCGCTTGTGAGGGTCGTAAGCGCGAATAGAAACTGTGTTCCAGTTGTTGCCTTCTGAACCATAGGTGACGTCGATAGTGTCAATGAACCCGTTGAAGATGTGGTCGCCGACAAGGTTGTCGGTTGCGATTACGCGAATACGCGCACCAGGACGAACCGACTTGTTAACGCTCGGGTCATAATCAAATGTTTGTAGAACGATTGTTGCTTCGCCGGCTTCAGGCTGGAAGTAGAGACTGTTCTGGATGGTGCCTCCCAAGGATGTGTCGACCTTGACTGTTACTGCTTCGAAGGATTGCCATTCAAAACCAGGAAGCAGGTTGTCGCTTAGAACGTCAGTACCACCGATAAGGCTTTGGTTGATGATGAAAGCGGTTGAAGCACCTAGGACGTCGTCGCCACCGATAAGAGACAGACCGATAAGGAATAGGTTGTCTGCTTCGTAAGGCAGAAACATTTCTACCTTCAGGTGTTGCGCTATGTCAAAGTTAGCGATTTGTGGCATTAGCGAAGAGCCTTAGCCAATGATGTTCCTGTCGACTTCTGGTAAGCCGATACGGTGTCAATAATCGTCTTAGCGGTTACGGCCTGAGATACAACTACGGTTACGTTGGAACCTGGAGCGTTGCGAGAATCAACAGGTGTCTTCTTAGCAGGTGTGGCTGGTGCTTTGTTGATTCCCTTGTTCACGATTGAACCCCAAGCGTCTCGCTCAGTCTTGCCAGCGTTATAGTTCAGCATGGCACCGGCACCCGCTCCAGCCGCGACTCCTAGAACTCCAAGACCAACTGCTCCTGCTGCTGCTCCGGCGGCTGCTCCTGCTGCTCCACCAACTCCAAGAGCAGAAGCGATTCCTGCTGCGGTCGCGTAAATCTTAGCGGCGGTAGTCGCTGCTTGCCAACCTGCCGTCAAAACACCGATACCAGTAGCCAAAGGAACAAGCCAATCTTTATTAGCGACAGCCCACTTAGCAACCGCTACTCCGTCAGTAATGATTTGAACTAGAGCGTCAGAGATAAACTCCAAAGCCTTAGTTCCTCCAGGTGAAGCCAACCAAGTAGACAACTTGCCAAGAGCAGGAAGCAACGCCGCTCCGACCTTCTCTTGTAAATCGGCGAAGATTGCTGTCATTCGCATATATGGGTCTGTGTTTGCTGCGGTCTCAGCTGCGCCGGCGGTGGCTTTAGCCAGGTCGCCAATCATGTCCGTAGAACCCTTTAGCGAAGGCATAAGTTTGAGCAAAGCGGTGTCTGAGCCGTTGAACGATTTGCCCATGGCCAGAGTTACGGCTTCCAAAGATTTACCGGTTGCGGCTGAAGCGTCAAGAGCGATAGCCATAAGTCTGTTAGTGGAAGTGACGTCTCCGGTTGAACGGATAAGTGTTGCGTAGGCAGGGCGGAGTTGGTCGTCAAGAACGCCGAACTGAGTTTGCCACTTCTTAATAGAGGACTCAACGGAAGCAATCTGTTCCTTGTTTGCCCCGGTGGTGTTCTCTAGCTGCTTCGCAAGAATAGCCTGAGCCTTACCGTCTTCAACTGCGGCCTTAGTAGCCTCGCCAAGTTCACGAGCAATAAAGGCAAATGAGAGACCGACTCCAATAGAAGCGAAGGCAGACTTGGCAGACTTGCTGAACCCTGAAATGCTTTTGTTCAACTTTGATAGTTGAGTCTGGGAACCCTGGGTTGCCTTAGTTAGGTTTCTAAACTCGCCAAGGATTTCGACGTTCAAGACTAGCGACATGGCTAACCGTTCCTCTCCTCTAGCACTTCGCAGAACTTTGCGTATTCTGCGACTGTTAGTTTCCTATACTGCTCTGGGTTCATTCCTGTTGCGACACAGAAATAAACCATTCTCTCTATTAGGTCGTTAGACCTTTTGGGTCTTCAATGAAACCCTCCACAAACTTACTTACCTGGTGAACGTTCATACTGCCGAACGTTTCCAACTTAGAGTCTGGGTTGTTGCGCTTGTCTAGAATCCAGCAAAGAGCCTTAGTAGCCTTGCCTAGTCCTAAACCCTTTTCAAAGACTTCTTCAAATGAGCGTCCAGTCAATAGGTTCAACTGTTCGATTTCATCCATTGTCAGAATGTCGACGATTGTGGTGCTTGCCATTTGTTACTCCTCTGTGCCGGTGGTTGAATACTTTGCTATTAGTTTATCCATTTCCGCATAATACTTCTCATAGACTTCTTTACGTTTTTTCTTCAGCGAAGCACTAAAGAAAGGAGTCGGTTTAATGTTTTTGCGGACGAAGTTATCTTTGTCATAAATCCAACCCCAGTGAATCGGATTGGCATAGGGTAAACGGTTCTCGTTACCAGCCTTGATTTCAACTTTCCCAAGTGCCTTTGAAACGCGGATAGATTGCCTCAAAGCCCCAGAGCGTACCGGCACTAAAGACCGAGCCTCAGCTGCTACTAGTTCTCCAGCTGCGGAACCCGCTGCTTTAATCTCGGTCGTTGGTACCCCGATAGCCTGGAGAGACTTTATAGACGCCTTGTAGCCCTTGACTTTAATGCCGGACGCATTGGACATTGTTACGCGGTGGTGTCGATTTCGACGCCGTAGTAGATGTCGCTTGCTGGGTTGTGTACTGCGTTGTCAACAGTTAGTTCAACTGAGAACTTGACGGTCTCGTTTGAAGTTAGTGATAGAGGTGGCAACTGGTCAAATACGACAGTTCCCTTGTAGTGCGGCTGTGAAGATGACGGTGAAGCGTTGCCGTTAGGTGCGATAGTGAACGCAACCTTGGTGCCGAAGTTAGCCCAAAGCACCTGGTAAAGAGAAGCAGCGTCGCCAGAGGTAATACCCTCTAGAGTCAACTTCCACTCTCCGCCTACGCGGTACTCACAAAAGGTCTGAACGTCGCCTGGTGCGTCGTCTAGGGTCAATTCAACCATGGTTGCGTCGCAAGCATAGTCGGTTGAACCAATCTTGAATAGGATGTTCTGCGCCTTGACGCGGGTTGAAGCGGCCATGATTGACTGCCCTTTCTTAGATAGTTATTTCAAGTTCTAGCGGGACGTTGATTGCTAGGTACTCGGCGTTGTTGGTTTGTAAATTGTATGGCGCACCGGTTGGCAACATTCTTGCGTAAGCCGGTAGAGCGTTTACAACGTCAGCAAGTAGTTCGTCTAGTTTTTCCGTCGACTGCTTATTCGTAGCGGTTGCTGCGATTAGAACTAGTTCGACGTTTAGGAAGTACTCGTTAGATAGGTCGGAGACTGCTAGGTAAGGTGTGCGGGCGTTGATGATAACGATTGGCGGGGTAATACGCTCGGGGA